TTGAAGACCGCATCACCCACATCGTTGATGAGGTTGATCTTCCGCTCAAGCTCCGTGAGCGCTTCGATCCGTTCCCGGATCATTGCCACGTCTTGCTGGTCGAGAACCACGCCCTCTTGGCGCGCCCGCTGGAGCACGTCATGGAGCATGCGTTCTTGTTCCAGAGCCTCATTATTGAGGATCATCTGGGAATAACGGGCATCCAGCTCTTGGTTGATCGACTGCAGGACGCTGAGATATTCCTCCGATTGACCCGTACGATCCAAAGCGGTGACGATGTTGGTATCCGCACCTATACCCGGCCGGAAGTTCGAGGCAAATTCGCTGAAGTTGAACGTGCCAGTCTGAACGAAGTTGTTGAGGGCACTCTCGAGGTTGTTGAAGACCGCATCACCCACATCGTTGATGAGGTTGATCTTCCGCTCAAGCTCCGTGAGCGCTTCGATCCGTTCCCGGATCATTGCCACGTCTTGCTGGTCGAGAACCACGCCCTCTTGGCGCGCCCACTGGAGCACGTCATGGAGCATGCGTTCTTGTTCCAGAGCCTCATTATTGAGGATCATCTGGGAATAACGGGCATCCAGCTCTTGGTTGATCGACTGCAGGACGCTGAGATATTCCTCCGATTGACCCGTACGATCCAAAGCGGTGACGATGTTGGTATCCGCACCTATACCCGGCCGGAAGTTCGAGTTTGCCGGACCGCTTCCCATAGTCGAAAGGGTCGCGTTCAGCGTCGGCACGCCATACTCGGCGAGCGCCATGAGCATAGCCCCATACGTAGCATCATCAAGGCCACCGGACGAGCCAGACGCGGCAAAGGCCATCGAACTGCCAGGAGTATAGGCGGCGTTAATGATTTGGGACTGGCCATTTGGAACCGGGACGGAATTGCCCCGGTTCCGAATAACTTCCACTGCCGCTGCCGCCCGAATGAGTTCGTCCGCAAACCCGCGCGCTCCCTGCTGAAGGGGCACAAAATTAATCCGGTCAAGCGCAGCTTCAGTTTCCTCAGCGGCGTCACTGGCTCCCTCCATTGGAGTCCGGAAGCGCTCAGCCTCAGTGGTAAGTTCTTGGAGCCTTTGTGCGTTCGCGCCAAGGGCCTCGAGCATAAGGGCTTCTTGCTGGCGAGCTTCATCGAGAGCCCGCAGGAGGTCTGCTGTTTCAGTAACCCAGCTGGAGTTGTTGACAAAGCTACCGGCTTGAGCCGCAGCTTCCAGGGCCGCTTGAAGGGCCTGAAGGGCTTCAATCTTATCCGGCAGGTTATTGGCATCCGCAGCCGCTTGAATTTGAGCATCAAACCCGCCGATGGCCTCGGCAATATTCCGAAGCTGCTCCTCAGCCTGTTGCAGCCAAAGCTGTGCCTGGGCCGATGGTTCAGCGCCAGGGTCCTCAGGCAGAGCAGCCATAGCTGTTGCAAGGTCTTCCGTCGCCCGTTGCACCTCCGGGCCAACCCCGCGAAGGCGCTCAACAGCAGCGGTAAAGGCCGAAATATCTCCAGTGCCATCTTCAATGGCTTTCAGGAGATTGTAGAGATTTTCCAGCTCAGCGTTACCATAGCCGATAACCCCAAAGTTGAAGCCAGGACCGGCCAGCTCCGCAAGAGCCGCCCGAATATTGTCCGTATCCAACAGGTTCCAGCTGTCGCCAGTCAGGTTGTCCTGAATTGTGGCAATTTCCGTTTGCAGGTTCCGCAAAGCTTCCTGCAATTGGGCACGTGACTGGCGGAGCAGGGCTTGAGTGGTAAGGTTAATAACTCCACCAAGTTTTTGCTGTTCATGTTCCGCGGCTTGAACATACTCATTGTAGGTGACAAGGGCTGTCACACCTTCATCCATAGCATTCCGCAAGTTCCTGATCTGATCGGCAGCGTCCTCCGTGTTCTGATAGACCCAAAACGCGGCACCAGCCAGCAAGGCCAGACCGCCAACGATCGGGCCACCCATGAACCCAAGAGCAGTTCGCAAGCCCGCGGCCGCGGTGCTAAGAAGGCCCACATTGGTGGCCATCCGACCAACGGCAGCAATTTTGCCTGCAGTGAAGGCCACGCTCCAGGCGATACCAAGGCTGAATAGCAGGTCAGCCAAGGGTTCAATATTGTCAGCAATGAGAATAATAGCATCCGCCAGAAACACCGAGATAGCCCGGGCCTCCTCGCTTTTGCTGATGTATTCAATCATCCTGTTGCGCAGGACGGTAAACGCCTGACTGATAGTCGGGTTCGTACGCGCAAACATCTCAGCAATCTCAGGGTACTGAGACATGACGGCATTGAAGAATTGTTCCGACGTGATTTGCCCTTCGATAACCATTCGGCGCAGTCGAGCAACCGATTTACCAGCCTCATCGATACCGCGAGCGGCAGCGAGCGCGATGGGATATGCCCCTTCAAGAATGGAGTTGAATTCTTCAGCCCGCACAATGTCGGTGCCAATAGCTTGCGAGAGCTGAATAAGGGCCCCTCGAGCAGTTTGGGCACTCGAGCCTTGAACAGCAAGGCCCATACCGACAGCTTCCACAAATCGGAAGACCTCCTTCTGGTTGATACCAAGTTCGCTAGAAGCCATCATGGCTTTCTGGTAGAGAGTGCTCAGCGCTTCAATCGGCGAGCGGGTGCGCCGAGCAATGGCATAAAGCTCGCTCATGGCTGTCTGGGCTTCGCCAACGCTCTCGCTCACAATATCCACGCGGTTCCGGACCACGGTGGCGGCGTCGGCAAACTCCATGAGCCTATTGGCAATGATGAGAGAACCAAAGGCGCCCACATACCGATTGAGGAGCATAAACGGTACGTGGGCACCCCCGGCCGCATTGCTGACGCGATCGATGCCTGAGCCCAACCGTTCAGCGTTGCGTGCCGCAGCATCCGCATCCCGAATGAAGCGGTTCACTTCGGGAAGGGTCACAACCTGGGGAAGATAAGGAGCAGTGCCCGTGGTGCGGTCACGGACATTGTAGGTATTGACGAACTGTTGCTGCATGGTGCGGACACGCTGCAGCTTAGTGATGATGTCGTCTAGCTCCGCTTCGGCTTGGCGGAATTCGGTCACCGCGGCCCACTCAACGTTGCCACCCATTTCGGCTCGGGCAGAACGGAGATTGCGAACGACTTGGACGATCGCCGCATTGGCTTCGGCAATAGGGGTGTTGAGCCAGGCTGCCTGAGACCGAGGGGCTGCCAGTGCCGCTTTCAGTGCGTTGATCTGCTCCAGAGCACGGCTGAGTTGGGAGGTCGGGCTGATGGAACGAAGAGCCGCCCGGAGCTGGTCCATCTCCGAGCCTGCGCGATCAGCGCTTGAGGCCAGTTCGTCGATGTTCCGCTTTACAGTGCGGGACCCACGTTCCGTGACTACAATATCAATGCGTTCAATAGGCATCAGCGGCCCCCATAACGAATATCCTGGTTAAACCCGTATTTAAGGGGCGCGGGTGCAGGACGAGGACTTACGCCGGAGCCCAAGTCATCAAAAATCTTGTTCCGCCGAACCTCAAAGCGGGCAGCATCAATTGCCCGCTTTACGAAGCCTGCGGCTTGTTGGCGCGAATGGCCTTCATCCAAAGCCTGGATATAGCTAGTCGGGTTGGATACATAGAAGTTCACGCCTCCAGCTGCTTCGGCAATCCCAGCGGCCAAAAAGTGGCGAAGCTGGCCAGCCGTAGGAGCGCCGTCGATTTTGGCGAAGGCCGCGGCAATAGCTGCCGCGGCGTTCCGGGTTTCTGCGATACCCAAGTGCTTGCCTGGATAATAAGCCGGACGCACCGAAGTCCGACCGGCCCCGCTTTCAACCTGCCAATTCGAACGTGCTACCCCTTCATCGACAGGGGTGGCACGGATGAGTTCGCTGACGAGGACCTTAGTCGCTTTACGCGGAGTAGCGTCTGCCCACCTACCAACTTGGTAGGAGCGCACACGAAGCACCCGTCCAAGCTCTTTGAGGTCCGCCACGCTATTTTCCCTCGTGTTCCTGCTCTGCCTTCTTCTGCCTAAACTTCAGAAGCTCATTGTCCAAGTTTCTAACGTGGTATTTCACGTCGTCCGCCAGCTCTCCCTCTAGTCCCTCGTCCCGGCAATAGGCTCGGATCGCTGAACCCGGTATCGGCCCCTCCATCCGTTCAGAGGCTAGCTCCTGAAATGCCTGATAGAAGAAACCCAGGCCGAGCGGCATTTCAGGAGCATTTGCGATGGGATCCGGAAGAGGCTGGTTGGACCTCATCGCAATCTTGATAATCTGCTCCTCGATCGGACCCTGCTCTAGCTGGTAGAGCAGATACCGGGTTAAGAGTTTCCCTCCTCTTCCCGACGGGTCTGGAGGAATAGGGCCTCCTTGCCCGACTGGACGCGAAGGTCATGGTAGAGGTTCTGGATTTCCTTGTGCTGGAGAACCGTCATGACGTTTTCCCAGCTGAACTCCAGCAGCGCACCAGTATCCGGGTCTTCGAGGCCCTGTTTCCAGTCGGTGCCGTCCGAGTCAGGGTTGCCCTCGGTGTCGACCAGAACTTCCCAGTTCAGGATGATGGCCTTCGCCATCGCTTCCTTCATGATCTTCTCGGAGACCTTCGGATCGAGGGTCTCGAGCTGGATCGCCCGACGATAGGGCTTCGTCAGCGCTTCCAGGATGCGTTCATAGGACTTGTTTGCTCCACCAGCACGCGCGATTGTTACCCGGAAGGCACCGTAGTCTAGAACCACGCCTTCCTGTTCAGCACCGATGTCGGAACGGAAGGAACCGTAGCCACCACCCTTCTTCTTCTTCTTTGTGGCCTGTTTCGCTGCCATAGTTTGCTCCTCTTTGGCTAGCTGGTTATGGAGGGCCCGAAGGCCCTCCGGTGAAAGTCTTACGCCTCGGCGGCGTCAGGCAGGTAGTCGTAGAAGCTGAAGACGATGGTGTGTCCGAGGTTGGCGTTCACGTCCGTGCCATCGGCTGCCATCAACCCGAGCGGAATGGTCACCGCCTGGTTCAGTTCCACGTTCAGCCGGCCATCGTCGAGGGACAGCAGGGGCAGATCGAAGGCAAACCCTGCGTTGTCCTTCACCACGCAGATGTCGAGGGTGACGTCCGAGTTGGCACGCAGCGCTTCCAGGGCCGCCACGGTCTGGAAGTAGGCCGTGATATTCCCGCCCACCTCGAAGGTGCCCGCCGTCGCTTCGAAGGCGCCAAGAGTCCCGATGGCCTTGTTCATGGTGATGTTGTTGTTGATGGTCAGCCGTGCTTCCGTCACGTAAGCGAACAGGGCGTCCACGTATTCGTTCGTATCGGAGCAGAGCCCCATACGGATGCGCGTCACGTGGGTCGAGGTGTTGAACGCCTTGCCCGAGGCCAGTGCCGGACGGGTGCCGGACTTGACGCCCGTTGCCGCGTCGCGGGTCTCGTAGTCCGTGCCCATGAACGACATGTCCACCATGATCTTGTCGGCGGTGTCGATGGCCATGGTCATTTCGTTGGGAACCGCGCCCACGATGTATTCCGACTGGATGTCGGACGGGGAGCTGTCGTCCGGGGCACCGAGGGTCCGCTCGAGCTGGTAGGTCGTGCGGGTGATTGCTGCGCCCTCCTGGTTCTTCAGGGTGCGCCCGAAGAAAATGCGGATGGTCTTAGAGCCACCAGCATCCGTCACCATCGTGCCCGAGGCCTTGTCAAGGGTCACCGAGTTGGCGCCATCGGTCGTCCGGACCCGAGCCCAGCCATTGTTTGCCGCGGTGGCAAATTCCGTCACCGCCGTGTCCCCGCCGATGAAGATCAGCTCGCCGTCCACGAGCCCCAGTTCCGTGAGGTCCTTGGTGGAAGTGGCGATGATCGGCAGAGCCCCGCTTGCATCGATTTCGCAGTCGCCGCTGGCGAACTGGTGGCCCACGCGAACGATCTTGGCGTCCGCCGGGGGCGACGCTTCGGACGTCAGGCCGGACACAGCCACCGAGGTGCCATTGGGAATGCTCGTGACCAGCTTCAGGCCGTTGTTGCCGGCCGTGGCGAAGCCAGAGGCAAAGACGAGGTCGTTGGCCAGAAAGTCGCCGCTGTCCGCCACCGTGTAGGCAGTGCCGGAAACCGCAGTGACGGCCTCGTTGCCCTTCTCGACGAACTGATCGAACACGAAGCCCTGGAACAGGTTCTGGATATTGTCCTGGGTCATGTCGATGTTGAACCCGCCGGCGCTGTCGAGGTCCGTCAGGACGCCCTTGTAGCGGGAACGCTTGTTGTTGATCGGGTTCCGGGCAACCTTGGTGAAGTTCCCACCGAAGTCACTGTAGGAGTTCGGATCGAGGGCATACCAGATGGAACCGGCGACCCCGAGAGACGTTTCGACGCAGTAACGGAGGCCCGTCACATTGCTGTCGATCTTGCTGACCTGTGCCATGGATGGCCTCCTTACCTAGTTTGGTCATATTCAAAGTCCGCGGTGACATTCGTAACGCGGAAGGAGCCGGACTTTCCACCCTCCACTGCACGGGCATTCCTGAAGATAACCCCACCAGTAGTTGTGGTGCCTTCTAGGGCGTCATGCACGATTGTAGCGAGATTGTCGGCCAGCGTAAACCCGTCTCCTTCGGGGGTATGCACCAGCACTTCGATATACCCGTAACGGGTAAACTTGCGCTGACGACTGGCGCCCTCGGTCCCAAAAGCGGTTTGAGTTCCCGCGACATGGTAGACCCCGGCAACAGCGTACGGGGTCCGATCCTTGGGGCGACGCTTGCTGTCGTCGTCCTCCCACAGAATATCGAAGCCAGCGTCATAGCCAATAAGAGCGGTATTTACTACCGCCATCATTTCGTCTCGTGCCTGGGTGCGAGTGATAGACATGGGTCACCTCGCCGCATAGAGAATATAGGCGACCCGGTCATTACCCGGCTCAATGATTTCCACGTCGTCAATACTCCAAACCGAGCCACTGGTGTCTGTCAGGTCGGTTGCGGTGGTAAGGTCGAGGGTATCGAACTGGTCGTCTCCAGCCGTATCGTTCTCAGAGACCAAAAAGCGGGTATGGCTCCGACGCCAATAGGCATCCTTGGCCTCTTCCTCTTCGTAGTCATACTGGACCGCCTTGACGGTAACGGTCTGAGTGCCTGTGGCGCCACGCCAAGGCTTTGCGGCGTCTCGAACGGGCGTAGCCGCGCGGGCGGTGACGACCATGTCAGCGCCATGCTTGGCAATCAAGCGTGCGGCCGTTCCCTGAAGACGCGTCGCGAGGCTCAACGGCTTACCCCTCTCGTACTGCGGAGGAACGGACCCACCAGCAAATCAGCTTCTAGATACTGAACCAACTTACCGCTGTCAATCAGGGCGTTGCCGGTATCTAAGGACACCCGAGCGATATTGCCTCCAGAGGACGTGTAATAAGTATCTTCTACGATAGGCCCAACTTTTTGCATGATCCGGGATACTTTACCGAACGGAACCGGAGCGCCGTCAGCAACGGGATAGACAACCGGAGGTATCAGGTCATTAGTAAGTGCATGAACGGCATACTCAGCGCAGGCGTGAGCGATCGCCAAGGGAACCTGGTCGTCAAGCTCTGTTCCACGCTCATCATAAATGGCGTCACGGGGCCAACCGAGGGCTTGCGTGGACGTGGCAATAATGCCTTTCCACCGAGTGCCAAACCGCTTTTCCATGTAGCGGGTCGCTTGCACGATGGCATATTCCTTGTCCGCAGGGGAAGCGGCGGCCCAGACGGTGTTGTTGATGGCTGAGAAATAGGTATCGGCGTCCGCCACCGAGATGTAAGCGTCCGCTCCAGCCAGGCCAGTCCCGTCTTCGACAGTGATGGTCATGTGACGATTACCTCCTCTGCCGCCGAGGCGTCGCTGATAGACCCGAAAGCGGTAGCAGTGGCCGTAAAGTCATAGGTGCCAGAAGCCAAGTCCTCGACTGTGACTGACCAGTCCCCGGCGTTGTCTGCACGGGTCCGAGCGGCTTCGGTGCCGTCCACGTATACAATGACAAGAGCCCCGGCCACCGAAGTGCCTTCGACAGGCACATCAGCTCCAGAGGGTGTTGCTGAAACGATGATAGGAACAGCGACCGAGCTGGCTTGGCGCCCATGCCGCTGTTCCCGAGAATGAAACAGAGAGGCCCGAAGGTGGGCGCGGACCGGTGCCGGGCTGTCCAGGGTTGCGATCCGCTTCACCATCCAGGTTACTCCCGTTTGTCACCCAGTTTCCGCCCCTGGCCACGCGTGCGAGCCTTGCGACGGGCCTTCAGTGCATTGTCAAGGGGCGAGCTGACCGAGACCCCACGAGCGGCCGCCCGCTTCTGATGCTCGCTGCGCTGGAACTGCTGAATGGCTTCGGCCGGCGAAAGCGGCGGGAAAGCCCGGTTCTTGGCGTCAACCACCAAGGCCAGGTCAGCCTCCGCTTCCTCCAGGGCCACGCGACCCTTTTCCAGGCCTTGCCGGATCATGTCGACCCGTTCCTGCAGCTCCAGAATTTCAGCATCCAGTTCGGCTTCTTCGTCACCCGGGCCTTCCGCGAGAGGATTGATATCGTCATCCTCGTCGTCGTTCGCCGAAGCCGTATCGGTCTCTTCCGACTCGTCGGGGGGCTGTTGATCGGCCTCGGCCGAAGCGTCTTCTTGCCTGACCGGCGCGTCCTCGTCTTTGTCGACGGGACCAGCCGTTTCTTCATCGTGGGCCGCGTCGACCAAGGACTGTGCATGACCCCGGGTGTAATCGGGGGCGGCATTGGTGACGTTCTTCCGGCTCACACCAGCGCCAAGCAGGTTCTCCACGGCGTCGAGACGAGGAAGGCCATCGGTCGTCCAGTGCTCGTCGTTCGCGGGATCGAGGGCTTGAACGGCCTCCAGAATTTCTTCGTTCGTCTTCGCCATGTCTTGCTCCTCAGAGGTTGAGTAGGGCCCGCATTTGCGAGCCTTACGATCAGTCGTCGCCCAGGACGATAAATGCGACGTCCACCGTGCCCGTGACCGTCACCACCACGTCTTCGCCATCGGTCACCTCGTCCGCGTCCAGCAGGACGTTGAGGTTCACCTCCATCGAGCCGTCGGTGTTGTCGAGGACCGCTTGAGTGGCGTTCGTCGCGCGAACGTTGGCCGAAACCTCCGACGTGGCCGCCGGAATGGCAGTGCTGGCGATTAGGTTCACCTCGGTGCCGTTCAGGGTGGTATCCGCCGTTGGCGAGGTGCCAAGAGAATAGTCACCCTGAAAGTCGTTCGCGAGGTTGGCCGAGGTCGGACCAGTGAAGGTCAGGTTGGCCACAGCGCCGAGGAACAGCAGGTTGCCCTCAGGGAGCAGCTCGATCGGAGCCGTGGCGAAAACCGCCACACCCGTCGAGCCCGTGAAGGTGAGAGCCTTGTTGACAGTAAGGCGGATCACATTCACATCTTTCGTCGCTTTGGGACCCCGCGACAGGGAGCGTTGCAGGCCCTTGGTCATGATGTTCTCCTTTCAGGAGCTTGTTGTGTTAAGGGGCAGCCGAAGCTGCCCCTCAGCCTGATCAGCTCTCGCGGGTGATGAGCCGCGCGATCCTGATCTGCTTCCGTTCGGAGAAGACCCGCTGCCAGGAGCCGGCGTTAGCCAGGTTATTGGAAGTCGCTGCGTTCGACGGGCCGCCCGAGGGCGAGGTGCCGACGTAGGCGTGACCGGCCGGATGGAGGCACCACATGACGCGGTCAACCATGTATTCCTGGCCGCCACCGTCACCCGCGAGGGGCAGACGGTCGGTCTCGAACGGCGTTTCCGGCGTGCCCACCCCGTAGCGCACCGCACCGGCACCGAAGAGCCAAGTGTGGTAAATGCCCGAGGAAGTCTGCGCTGCACCGGCGCCGGCCGGGTTAGGCAGCCCGTCGTCCACGATCACCCGACGACCCAGGAAGTAGGGGATTTCCACCTGGCCGGTGGCGTCGGGGATGAAGTCGATCAGGTTGTTCTTCTGGGCACGGGCATAGACGATGGAGTGCATGAAGCACATACCCAGCGCTTCCGCGCTGTCGCCCATGGTCACGGCCGTGTCGATGACGGCCTCGGCCGAAAAGTCCGTCACACCAGCCGAGTAGGAAACACCCGAGACATCGTTGGTCAGGTCGTTCTGCACGTGTTCCGAGCCCGACGGAGCAGCGGCGTTGTCGGCGAAGATGCCCTGCATGGTGGCGATGAACATTGCCTGCATGCGGCGCGTCCAGTAGTAGCCGACGCGGTTCGCGATGGCGGTCATGGGCTTCGAGCCAGCGAGGTCGGCCGCAAGGTCCATGGCGCTCCAGGACTGGTTGCGCGACAGGCGAACGGAGATTTCGGTCGCGGTCCCGATCTTCTTGGGCGTCGCGTTCGAGGCATCGTTGTCCGTCGACACATTCTCATCGTCGTTGTCGAGGTCTTTCCATGACGGCGTGTTGAAAGTGAGACCACCACCGTTGAGCAGGGCGTCGATGCTCGCATCGCGGGCGACGACACCGGACTGGATCAGGGCGGACTTCTCCTCCGTGACCTGCTGCTTGTAGGGAGTGTAGATTTCCGGGACCACTACGTCCGCGATTTTAGTGACAGCCATGGGATAACTCCTTTTGGACGGCTCTGATCTGATGGTTATCTGACCGGAGCCGAGCACCATGGCCTAGCTCGGTGGACAAGAGTCCCGGACGCACGCCCAGACCCTAAAAACTTGAGCACGCAAGCCACGCTCGCGTGCCCCATGGGTATAGAATATGCGCCAGTGACCCGGCGCCGTAAGCCAGCGTTTATGCGGCCGATGTGGGAGGCGTGACCGACCCGATCTTGGAGCCCGCGGCTTTGGCGAACCGTTCCGCCTTGGCACGATCGGTCCGGACCATTGCCGCCTGAGCATCGAGGTCCCAGTACTTAGCGCTCCACGGGTTGGACCCACCGACCCCGCCGTCCTTGCCGCCACCAGCACCGCCGCCCTGGGATTGTGGCCACCAATGCGGACGCTTCTCCTTCATGTCCGACAGCCAGACGTCGGGCGTGGTGCCCTCGGAGATGCCACGAGCGCCGGCCTTGGCGACGATTTCGCCGTCCTCGCTGAGCTCGAAGACGTTAGTGCCGATGAACAGGATGTCGTCGAGGGCCGAGGTCACGACCTTCTCGTTGGTGGCCAGTTCACGCAGCTTGGTCTCGATGGTGCTGCGGTTCAGCGTGCCCTTCAGCTCGCCATTGGCGGCCTCGAGTTCCGTCACCTTCGACTTAAGCTGATCGCGCTCGCGTTCGATCGGCTTGAGCTGACGATTGATGCGCTGCTCCACCATCTGGTTGAACTTGTCCTCGTCAATCTTGCCGCCCTCGCCGGCCTCGATGCGAGCACGGAGGTCTTCCAATTCGTCCAGGTTTGAGAGCATCTGGTCGATGTCCACGTCGTCGCCGCCCAGCTTCGCCAGCTTGTCCTTCGTCGCCTTGTGGGCGTCACGTTCCTTCTTCAGCGACGTCTGGAGCTTATCAATGTCCCCTTGGGTCTTCATGCCCTCAATGCCAGTCAGGTGCCATTCGCCATCCTTCTCAGTGAAGAGGTCTTCATAACCCGCGGGAATACTCTCCTGCGACGAATACTTGAGTTTGAGTTTCATAGTCCACTCCTCGTTAAGCGCTCATGCGCTGCGGCCGCCATGGGCCTGGGTTACTGAAATGGGACGTCCATTCCAGCGGCTTCAAAGACCTGACGCTCTCGTTCAGCCATGGTCCTCAAATCTATTCCTCGCCATGCGGGTTCTCGAAAGCTTCCCACTTCAAGAACGCCTTCGCGGAATTGAGCTGCCTGACGGGGCCCCAAAACCGCGTTCTGGTCCCGAGCCGAAAGACGGCGGAGCCATTCCCGGTAACTTGGAATGGATGGGGTGCCGTCGCCGACCAGTGAAACACGGGTCGATCGGCAATACCAATGAAGAGGAGGCCGGGGTCCTGCATCATGGGCGAAAACTCGTCCATGATAGTCCTTGCATGTTTGAGTTGTTCGGGAGTCCAGGATGGCAATATAGACCTCCCTGCCAACAAGCGGATTTTCCAAGTTGATCTGAACGCGGGCAAGATCAGCGAAGGTGTTCGTCGCCGTCCTTACAAGCGTTTCAAGCTCGCGCCGGGCAGCGGCCGTTACTCCGTCACGCCCGCCATAAGCGCTATGGCCCAGAAGCCGAGCACGAAGCGCAGCCTCGTTCTCACCGAGACGCACACCGAGCGACAGGTTCTCGCGAAGGCGCTGCACATCATTGGCCAACAACCGTTCTTGCCATTGACCGAGGTCCGAGCCCATAACAAGACCGCCGGATGAGATGCTTGGTGTGAGGTTCACCGCTTTGCCAGAAGCCCGCAACGCAGCCGTATAGAACAGGCGTTCGTATTGCTGGACTTCCTGCATAGCTTGACTGACCAAGCTCATCGCCCGCTGAAAGCCTCTGCGACGTGCTGCCAGCATACGCTGCAGGGCATTGTCAATCTGGCCCCGACCGATAAGATCATCCAGGCGCAGGCCCCCGACAGCAATGAAGTAGGCCGCCAAAGCTTCAGTGGCTTGGCGAACTTCTTCCTCGCTCCCGTCGAGCTCCTTCTGGGCCTGCGCCTGGTAAAGGATGGAAAGCTGCATCAGGCGAACCTGATGCATTACCATCCAATCCAGCATTGTGTTGAACGGATTGGCCATCAGTTGTCAGTTTCCTTTGACGGTCCCGGAGTGCCACGCTTGGTCCGCTGACGCGGGTCTTCCGGATTTCCACGACCGTTGTCTGGATTGTTCTCATTACCCGGCTCCGGTTTCGTGGGGTCGAGCACCGTGCCCATGGTAAGAGACCGTTCGCCCTCGATTTCGGCCATCTCGTCTTCGAAGGTCTTCTGGGTGAGGTCCTTCTTGCGGAAGTGGTCGTGGATCGACTTGAGCGAGAGCGGAGCGCCCATAGCTTTGGCCTGCATGAACTCCAGAACGTCCTGGCCCGTGAAGGCGTCGTCGGTGAAGTCCAAATTGGGCTCGACAATCACCTGCTCGGGGTCGGCGCCAATCCATTCCGCGATCTGGCGTAGGGAACGCTGCAGTCCCTCACCAGCGGTAAGTGCCAAGGTCCGCAGGGTTGTGGTCCGGGCAGCCACTCGGATACGAAGGGCATCACCAGACTGCCGGGCGGTATCGCCGAAGTCCAGAAGACGAGCACCACGCTCAGCCGCCTGCTCCTTGTCAGCCTTCAGGCTCTCCCGTTGCTCGGACAGGCCGTCAGCGGAAACCCCGATATACTTGGCGTCACCACCAAGGGGCACTTCGATCTTGGCGCCCGAGCCCACGCGCGTGTCGTCCTCATCGTCGGCAATGACGGCGCCAATGATAACCAGGGTATCCTGGCCCTGCATGAAAAGGGTCTGCCGATAGTCTGCCTCGCCCCGGTAAATGGCAAGGGTAAGATTGGACAGGCCAATCAGCACAGGCGGCTCCGGCGAGGCCTCGAGGTCACCTGCGTTAATGAAGGTGAATGGAATATAGGGCAAGCCCTTGCCGGCGATTGTCGGCTGGATTGCTGCGGCACTGGCCAGGAGCCCGTCACGTCCACGAACCGGGGCCGCCCAAAAGTTTGCGGCGTCACTGCCAATAGTCTTGTCCCCAAGAAGCTCCACCATCTCCGAGCGGCCATTCAGCAGAACGCGGAACTTGTCCTGCATTTCCCAAGTGAAGCCTGTCCGCTCAAGCTCGCTCTCGTCCAGCACAAGCATGTCGAGGTCGGACCGGTTGTCCTCGCGTTTGCCCATGTCCCAGTTGATGATCTTCGAGGCCGCGTAGGTGGCGAGATAGGGCAGAGCCGTCGGCCCCTCGCCCGTCCGAACGTCGACCAACAGGCCGAACCTCGAATGGAGAAGCTGATGGAAATTGATCTGCCGGAGCAGAGTGTTGAGAGAATGACCTTCCGCCGTGATCTTCTCCCGCAGCGGTTCCATCCGTGCCGGCAGCTTGATCTGAGCGGGCTTGCGGTTCATGATGTCCACCATCATATTGATGGCGTCCTTCACGAAGTCATGGTAAACCGCCCGCTTCTTGTAGGCGATATAGGCCTTGTAACCCGGCTGGTTCTCATTCAGCATGCCATCCGCGTGCATGCCCGACGTGGCCGGAAGATAAGCCTCACCGGCTTCCTTTACCTTCCGTTCGCCGTCGTAAGTGTCGCTCATCTGCTGCCAGTCTTCACTGAACAGATCATAGAGCGGATGCTTTTCCGATACAGTCATTGCTTGATCCCTCAGTGATGGCCGGTGGTGCGTCCGGTCTTGATGGTACGCTTCTTGAAGCGGACACGATACCGGCATTCGTCACCAATGTGATCTTCAGCATCACTGTCCACATCGTCCATTTTGTCCTCGTCACGAGGAAGCACTGGCACAGTTCGGATGAACTGATCGCAGGTATTGAACACGAACATGCCGGGCTTCTCGCGAAGACCGGGTTCTGGAGGATCGCGCTTCTCAGGCGGAATGGCCGCCTTCATCATAGCACGCATTGTCTCCCAGCCTTGCTCGCGCGAACCGGGGCTCTTGTCCGAGTATTCCCAGATAATACCCGTGTAGAGCTTGTTGCCAATGCGGACAGGCGCCGCCATCTCAGTCGCCTTTGACCGAGCATTCGGGTCGTCCTTCTTTCGTCCAAGCTCATCGTCGAAAATGGCATTGTCCGCCGGTCCCGGCTTCACCCGGCACCAGCGTCCCATGTTCTCTTTGCGCCAGCCCATCTCCAGCTCGAACTTGACGATCCCTTTGGCAATCTCCGCTGCCAGCAACCGCGAGCCTTCGTTGGGCTTGCCGGTCCAGCCATACCACTCGGCAATGCGGAACAAGTCGCCCTTGACCGTGGACCGACGATGGCCGAAGGCATCCGTGTAGTCCGTGCCATCGCTCTCAGCCCACCAACCAACGCTGAACGGAGCGCTCGAGCCCCAGTCGAAGCTGCGGTCGATCCGCCAGGAGGACGGAATTTCGAAGGGCTCCACGACGATATGACCCTTACCCATGAACCAAATGTCATCGAACATGCCACCGGCAACAATGTCCCACGACCCGTCAAGCCATGCCGCAAGTTCAGCAGGGTTGCGAGCAGCAGTGCGGATATTCCGCTTATAATCAGGGTCGGCGGTGAGCAGAACCTTGTTCTCATCCAGGTAGCCATGAATGGCGACGCGAGGGAGTTCAAGTTCGCCCTGGTCGTCGCGGCTGTCCGTTATAAGCTTCCCGATGATCTGGCCCTTCTTCACGGGCAAGCAATACCGAGCTTTCACCCAGTTGTGCCCGACGCCGTAGGGGTTCGTCGTTGCCCGCACCTTACGCGGCATGCCTACTTTTGTGGAGCGAAGGCACGAAAACATAGACTTGAAGCACTTATCGTCGGGCCAAGTTGTCAGTTCTTCCCAGCCGATAAACGGATAGGCGTGGCCGTGATACTTCCAGTAATCCGCCGGCTTGGCAAATTGCCGGAAATAGAGTTTTTCTCCCGTGGGCCATTCCCAAAAGGACTTGGTTTCATTGTAGGTAGCCCCGGGCCAAATTCGAGGGATCCATTTGCGGGACTTCTCGATGATGTCCTGCAAGTCGGGATAGCTTTTGCGGAAGATGATACCCCGCCATTCAACGCCCCAGCCCTTGCTGACGTCTTGGCAAAAGTCCATGATGAGAGCGTCCGTCTTCCCCGGGCCGCGTGTCCCCTCATAGAGGCATTCGGTAATGGGGCAGGACAAGAACGCCTCTTGGCTGCCTGGTTGGGGCGCCCACACAGCCTTCTCGGCACGGCCGTTGGGCTTGATGACATATGCCACAAACCCTTCAGCCGTTTTGCGCCACTCAATTCGAGAAGCGCCAATCTTGAGGTTCTCAGAGTTGCCGAACGGAATTGACATTATTACCCCTGTTCAAGCAGCCGCTTCTGAACCAGTTGGGTCGCAGCGATCAGTCCCGGCTCCCATTGCCCGACAGGGTAGGTGATGCTGGCGCGATCATCCACCAACTCTGCAGCGACCACCAGACACCTGATCTTCCCCTCCTTGGCCAACTGGATGAAAGGCTCGAGTTCACGCAGTGCGTAAGCCCGAAGATCATTCGGAGTGTCTCCCCCAGCGCCTGGCACGGGCCGGTAGCTCTCGAGAGCAACGACCTGGCCGTTCTTCAGGTCTTCGTGCGCCAAAACCTCACAGGACCCCCGTCCTGTGAGCAATTTGTCTTGGTCTTCGTCTTCATGCGAGCGGGTCAATGTCACTCTCCATCAGCTTGTTGACGTGGTTCCGCAGGTTATTCGCCTTGTTGATGGCTTTCTTCGTCCCGCGGTCCATCTGGCTTTTGTCCATGGGCCCCGACTGCATATATTCGGGGCGCGTGGGCGCTGCCTTCTCCATCTGCCACTTGACAAGGTCGGCCTTCTTCTGTTCCAGCACGGGGTCCTGCTGTTCTGCCTTCTCCATGAGCTTGCGTTCCATCACCGCCCTAACAGAAGAACGGCCGGTCCGCTTTTCAGTGAACGTTTCGGGGTCCACCTCGTTGGCGGGCATCTCGTGCGGATACACCGGAGTGCCCTCGATGGTTTTCCCGTCATCATTCGCCCGGAACCGTGCGGCCCAGTCGTCAGCGCTGAGGTTCGCTTGGTCGCTCTGCGGAATGGCCAGCACGCCACCAGCGATCGAGGCCTCGATCTTCATGTTCTCGCGGAACTTCTCAGGGCGCCGAGCCTTCAGCAGGATTTCCAGCAGCCGGTCGCTGTAGCGGCGGACCGTCAGCGGAATGGGCTTGCCGTGCTCGTCGAGCTCCAGCTCGCCGGTAACGGGATCACGCACGAAGGCCTGAATGCCCTTGTGCACCACGGGCTCGTTATACCCTTCTACCGCACGCCGCTGGGCTTCCTGCTCCAGGTAGTCGTTCCCGATTTCGACGGCCGCATCCCAAGCCTCATGGAACTCGGCGACCAAAGGATTTCCATCGTCGTCAAGCCCACCCATGTCGATGGTGTATCCGGGGAACCCGTCTTCCGACCGACGCTTCCAGTAATACATCAACCAGGGCGTCACGTTACAGCGACGGGCGGTCTCGGAGACGTTGGCGCAGTCCGCCAATTCCGCGATGCATTGCTCAAGAAGCCCCTTTGACCGCTTCTGATTGTGGTTTTGGGTCAGCTCAGTAGGTGTGCGAGGGCGGTGCATCGCCATTATGGGGTTCCTGGTTGAAAGGAAGGTGGGCTTGGTTTCTAGGATGTTAGCCTGGTTACAGCGCCAGCGTATACCAACGTTGCCTTATAGAACGCGTTCTGTAAACTTGCTAGGATGGGAGGAGTTTTGGACCCATTGCCTTTTTCTAATATTTTTGGAGGGCTAGTAGGCAATTAGGTTCCCAGGACGCGTCCTGGGAGGGTTACTTCTCTAGTCCTATAACCAACTTTTAAACTGGTTGCCGTTGTGTTCAAACGGCTCACCAGGCGCGATATATAGTATTTTTTAGCCTCTACCCCTACTGAATATAGATGAAAAATGTGATGAATATTTCAATGGACGTTAGTAATTTATTAGTCTTTTAAGTCTATCCTGGTCTCATAAAGACGAAGAGACGAAGAGAGACGAAGAGACGAAGAGAGACGAAGAGACGAAGAGAGACAAAGAAAGAGAGAGAGACATGAAATATATCGTGTATGACACGAGTCATAAGACTTGTGCTGGTCGTCGAAACGTGTCCAAAGACAAGTTTATCGAGTACTATTATAGACATTTCAGGAACGTTATATTGCTTCAGAGGCTTCGAACTCTCCATGATGATTTTGATTGGACTCAGAGATGTGAATTTGAAATGTCCGTTGGCCAGAAGAAGTGTGATTATTGGTATAATCGCCTGGACTTTTTGCCTCCGGACTTTTTCCGCAAGTGCGCGCAGATCAAGGCATCCGTATACTCTATGAAGCTCGGCTAACTCCAACTCAGCAAAGGAAGATACCATGTCTGCTACCTACAAGAACTGCACTCATGTCGTGAAGTCTCTTCTTCTCGAGGGCTCCCTCTCCTACAAAGCCATTGCGAACGAGGCCCGGCGACACTTCCCCTCGGCCCAGACGACCGACAAGTCCGTCGCTTCGATCGCTCGCGATATGAGGAAAGCCGGTCTCCTCGAGAAAAGGACGCCCTCCTCTGCGCCCAAAGAGGAACAACTCGAAATGTTCCCCATCTTCGAACAGCCTGAATTCCAACTCACCCTCCTCTGAGTACGAGGCACTTCACAGTGGGCGCCCATACGGTGCCCATCAGTGAACTGCTCAATGGAGAAGACCCAGTCACGTCCACAACGGAGAACTACCATGTCCAAGATCATCTTTGCCCTCATCATCGTGGCCAACCAGAACGGCGAACCCGAGTATGAGAAGGTCTACTCGACCGAGACCGGGTGTCAGCGTGCCGTGACCCGTGTCACGACTGAACAGGGTAACTCCGCGGCTTGGTGTGTCGCTCTGACCATCGACCTTACCCAGCCGGAGGCCAACTGATGGACTATGCTGGCGCCTTCAAGAAGACCCGTGCGATCCTGATGGATGAGCTTTGCACGGTTACCTCGGCCATCGCGGACAGCGCGGACGACACCGAGCACTGGATCAAGCGCCTGTGCGAGGTTAACCATGCCCTCCAGGCTTTCGAGCAGATGCAGAGCCTCCGAGTTGTTCTGCTTCCCGAAGACCAGTATCAGGTCATGCGGACACTCCTGGACCTCCACCGGGGCAATGATGACTTCGGAGACAACCGTGCCAATTGGCCCTACAACCCGGACACGCTGGAGGTCCTGATCAAGCGCCTGGATAACCTCGCGGCCCGGGGCCTCTGAGCTTCCAGAACACAGTTCTGGATGGCGAGTAGTCCTCCAAAAATGTTGATCTGCCCTCCAATTTCTCGTTTACAACCCACCTGTTACTGCGCTATTCTATAAATGTCAGACAGTGACGCAACCCAGGAGAAACTACCTATGAATGACAAATGCTGCATGATCGTGCTGGATGATCTGAGCAATATCCGGTTTTTCTGTGGTGAGCCCATGGCCCGA